CTTTGCATTGATTGCACTTCTGTAATTCTCTGCGCTCTAGCTAATTGCCCAACGTACTCAATGTCAATTTTGTCCAAGCCAGTTAAAACTTCTGGCGGGGGAGCAATCGCTCCTGCTCTCAGCATAATGCCGACTGCTCTTTCAAGCATTGGCCCAAGAACTTCAGTTTCAAATCTTGCTATCGTCGGGCCAAGTAGCCTTTCCATCTCGCCGCGCCTGGTCATAATTTCTTCTGCTGTCATGCGCGAGCTGCTAGGCAAGTTCAATTGATCCGTCAGATACATGTCGCGGATACCCTGGCGCAACTCTCCAGCTTTCAATGATGAAAGGTCGAGTCGCAATTCTGTAGGTAATAGCCTTACGTTCTGTGGGTCACGCGAATAAACAATGGAGTTACCGCCTAGCTTGACGTTGCCGATAAAACCTTCTTCGCCAGTTAGTATGGAAGGGTTGACTGCTTTCTCTAAGCCAGTAAGCTCAAGTTTTCTTAATTGATTGAGCGATTTAATATCATCCATCGCTATCATGGCAGGGCCGCGTCCTCTTGTTTCTCCTGACGCTTTATCCCAACGTCCGACCATGTAAGGATTTTCGTGGTAGCCGCGCTGGTCTAATACCATCGACATATCTTTAAATATATCAACGTGAGCGTATTCAAATTTACTCGCAACCTTTGCGCCAACATCTTCAACGGGCGCTACCACTCGAACTAAATCAAATTTATCGTCAGGGTTTTTCTCTAAAGACTTGCGAACCGCGTCTGGAATATTCTTCTCACCAAACTGCTGCGCCATCTGCCTAGCCGTTCTTTCGTATTCCCAGAATACTGTATCGACTAATCCAGATTCGCTTTCAGCAAAAACGTATGAGCTAATTGGCAACGCTCTAAAGTTTAATCCGTTAAACCCTTTATGCTTGAGCCTCGCCTCTTCCATATACAGGCAGACTGTGGCGAATGAATTAAAGTCTTCGTACACTTCATTAATAACAACGTAAAAGTTACTCTGGTTCAACGCATACCCAACGCTTTGCGCCAAGTCATTAAACCAGCGCATAACATCTTGGTCGTCATTAAACTCAGCAAACTCACTTGTCTCTGGAATCTTAAATCCGAACCACTGAATAGCTTTGCTTGTCAAAGTCTCTGCCATAATTAAAGCAAGAGTCTTTGAAGCGTGAGGGGCAGTCGAGTCGTAATGCTTATGCCTTTGAGTACCAGAGACTCGCTGTTCGTTAGGAGCCTGCTTACCCATTCGCATAAAATCAACAACGTCTTGGTAGAAGCCATCCCAAAGAGTACGGTCTTCTTTCAGCCGCTCGTTTCTGCTAAGTAATTGCTTTGCGTTGATTGCCATTAATTGCCGCCTAGTTTCGTTTTCTTAGAAGCATCTTCCTCGCCCGACAAGCCTGCCGCTCCACCTTGATTTGTAATCAAAGAACCTCGGCCTTTCTTATTCGCAGCAAGTTTTCTCATGCGATCTTCACGCTCTGTATCTTTTTCTTCTACAGCGGGTAAAGGAGCAGGAGCAGGGGGGAGCGGTGGTAATTTTGGAGCGCTAGGCATTAGCGCCCCGTTAATCATTAACAGCAAGTCAAAATTCATATCGTTACCCTAAAGTGCGTTTTTTAATAGAAGCATTATCATCGCCGCCGCCCAAACCTTGAGCGCCGCCCCGATTTACAATTAAAGAACTTCTGCCCGCTTTTTTATTTCTCGCTTGCCGTTCCTCAGTACTTTGAGACATAGGCTCGGCCTTTGCTGCTGGCTTTGGAGCTGGCTTTGGAGCTGGAGCCGGTGCGGGTCTTGGTGGTAGTGAAGGTGCGCCCATTAAATAAAATCTCCTACGTTAGTCGCTTGCATTTGCAATGGCTCTGTTCTCTCTGGCCTGATGCTCATAGCTAATTCCATAAATGAATCCGCGCCATGACTTGCCCAGTTATGCACCGGCCTTGCCTTGAACACTTGATTCTTGTCGTCATACTCTTTGTGGTAATTCCTAAGCGATGCAATCAATCTTTCGCATTTCCTACGATCCATCCAGCAACGACTTAGCAATTGCCTTGCCTGCTCAATTGCCTCTTCCTTCTTATTTACTTTCTTGCCTGCTCGAAAGTTGATACCCAAGCTACGAGCCGTTTCCCTGCGAGTTTTGCCTGTCGTTAACTCCCGTACTTCTATGTCCCACGGGGCGTTGTGGCTATCGTAGGAATACGGCCTGCTTTTAACTTCGCTGATGAAGTGAGGCAGACCTTCGCCACTCGCTTCATAGTAGTCAATAATGCGTACCTCTTGACCATGTTGTTGAGCGAAGACCACTGACATCGAGTCATCTATTCCCAAATCCCAATATGTACTTGTTCTTAACTTTGGCTCCCAAGGCACTCTGCCGATTCGCCCGTCTGTTTCCATACGAGTCATTTCTTTTGCAAAGTAAGCTCCTGGAATCGCAGCGTGAAAAGAACAGTAATACTCCTGCTGGATCATGGTTTCATCCATTCCTTCGCGACGCTCTTCTTCTAAATCATCTGCACTTACAACTCTTGAACCGTCTTCACCATCTGAGTCACGGCGAGTTTCCTCTACCGTAAGTTTTGAGCAAAACCACTGGTCATTATTTTGAGCCATCTCAAACAATCGATGACCGTGATTCTGACCACGCGGTGTATATACAAACAATGCTATTCCATCATTTTCCCTGATAATCGGCCTGAGAAAATCCCAAGCTTTAGGTGACATGATTGGATATTCACTAAAGAGCAAGCCGACAGGGTTTGTGCCGACTAGCCAATCCAGGCCCATGTCCGTCCCGACCAATTGATAGATACTCCCGTTAGTAAGAGTGATCTTCATATCAGTCTCGTTTTTAGATACGATCACCTCCTTTGGAAAATGATCCATCACCTTCAGACCGTCTTTATCAATTCCGTCCCATATAGCTTTGCGAGCCTGTCGGGCGGTTGGAAATAAATGGTAATACTGGCCTTTGCGTTTGAACATTTCTCTGATGAATAAGTTCAAGCCACATTTATCTTTTCCTGCGCGTCTATGCCAACAACACACGCCTCTTTTTATTCCAGCGTCAAACGCTTTAAAGAGGGGTATCTGGTATTTGCGCGGTTGGAAGTTGTAAGGTATTGTCAGTTTCGCCATTATAATTTATGACATTGATTTGAATTTGAGTACCGACATTGCCTTCTTCTTTCGGTGCTAGTTTTGACCACCAACTATAAAACTCCCTTTTGTTTCTATCGTCTTTCTTAACAAATTCAGCAAAAGCCTGCTCGCCGCCGATGCGCTCAAACGTCGTCATCAATTGCTGCCGAACACTCTGGCTCGAAGCTTTGTCTACGCATTTCTCTAATGGTTCGAGCCGCAAAGCTTTGACTTTCTCTTCTATCAGCCTTGCACCTTTCAGCATGTCGTCCATCATCACCTACCATTCTAAAAATTCTTGACCAGACTTTTTGTTTAAGCAAACGGAACATCGTGTATTGCTTAGTAACGTAATAATCTACTGCATGTTCTGAGGGGCAAGTGGTTAGAAGCGTGTTGTACTGCTCTTGCTCCCTTACTCCTCCGTGGCAATCTGGCGCTGGGTTTACTGCTATTATTGGATGTGCGAAAACCAATTCAGGAACCTTGTCGCCGTTTAGATCGTAATAAATTGTCGCGTTACCTGGCACTTCGTTAAGGTTCCAGCCAATCATGTATTTAATGGGCGGCTCTATAAACCCTGGCATCTCCATTCGCCATTGCTCGTATACTTCGGAAGCAGTGAGCTGCCCTCCCGTACAAAAGCTAGGGACTATTAACGCTATCAATAATAGCTTCAGTCGTATCCTGGTATTTCTGTACACCTAAAATGTAAGTGGATAACTCATCCAACTCCTCGTCCTTTAAACAATGTTGCCCAGTATCTTTAAAATAAAGCTTTGGCTCGACAGGGCGAATCGGGTACGCCAGGTTCAAACTATCTGGCATAGTCGAGCAGGCGTTAATTCCGACGGTTAAAAAAATCGCGAGGATTACCCTTACCCTTCTTTGCCAATTTTTTTCTATACTCTTCTTCAAGCTTTGCTTTCTCACGATTGATTTTCCCGTGTACATTTAAAGCTGCTTTAAGGCTAGAAGATTTCTGCAACTTCTTGCCAATCCTAATAAAGTAAAATACTGCTCCCAACCCTGCTGCTATCGTTATTAGTAGCGTTGTCATAGTGTTCTACAAATGCCTTGGCAAATTTATAAACGTCCTGTTCCGAAAACTTGTTTTTAGCAAGATTAAATATCAAGCAGACTACTTGGCAGTTCTTTTGCGTATACCCTTTGCCGGAATTAATCCTATCCACGCTTGGCTGAAAAGGGCTTCTCCCGCCTTTCTTCGTTACAAACGCCAAACCTGTTTTCTGGCAAACTCCTGCGTCTACTCTCTGCCAATACCATTTATCTGTAAGGTCAAACTTCCAACCTTTTCTAATAGCCCTCGCGGCAATCATCCTTAGAGGGTTTTCCTGTCGCCATTGCCTACAACGCGCTTTCTGTCGAGCAGGATTCTTAGCGCGCCACTTCTTAGCGCGCGCTCTACTCTTAGCTGTTTTTTCTGCGTCAGACTGAACCAAACCTACTTTTTCGTTGGTTGCTCTGGATCGTCTGAGTTTCTGTTCTTACCGACATTCAAAGAAGCCCAGTTCAATACGCGCATTACCGTGTCGTAAACTTCGTTACCTTTAACCGACGGCATAATCGCAGTCACCATGTTGGCAAGCGCAATCATAAAAGCTACGCAAGTCACTGCCATGTTGTCGTCCAGCAAACCTGTAAGCATCTCCATTTCATTTCCTCAATTTAATTATTTTCTTAATGCAGCCCAGGGGAATCTGCATTCTCCCTGTGATACTTTTATTAGCTTTATCGCGAGTCTCTATATTGCTAAACATCCACAAATTATGATCTGTCTCGCCAAGGTAATAGCCAATCGTGCTTACCGGCATGTCCTTGGTATCCTTCAACGCATCCTTCAAATCTGTCCAGCTCTCATCCCCCAAGTCAGCAGCATCTCGCCACTCGACTACAATAGGGTCTTCAACTTTTAGCTTTGGCAGCCTCATTAATACCCAGTAGGTTTAGGCTTCTTAACTGGCTTTGGCTTAGTAGACTTCTTTGGTTTTTTCATAATTAGTACACCCATAAACACGGCGATGCTTTCTTGTTATCTGAAATATCCACGTGAAGAAATTCCTTATGAATACCCATTCTTTGGAATTGCGTCCTTAAAAAACCTACCAACTCATCTCTGTCTCTTGAGCTAGTGCAGCCTATGTCAGCCGCTTCGCCTATGAGATGCGAGCTAGAATCGCTGGAACCAGCGTTGCCATTTGACTTTTTGCATCGATGACCTGAGTTGATACGCATAGGCTTGCCGTACATTTCCCTTACGATCTGCAAGCGGTCTACCAGCTCATCCTTAATATCGTTAGCGTTGCAGCCGCAGTTGCATGCAAACTCTTCTCGGCTAAAGTTATTCCAGGTCATTCGTCCTCTTCAAAAAACGCTTCGCAATCAAATAAAAAATTCGCCAGCTCTTCTTCTGGGTCAATCAGGCGAATGACTACGTCCATCCCCCAGCCTTCCCAAATTCCCCACTCGATATTCTTGTCTGTGAACACGTTTCCTCCACTCGACGTAACTCATTGAGCAAAGCCACTCGCCAGCATCTTCATACCGAAACCATATGCCTGGGCATTTAGTGCAACCCATTGCCAAAAACGTGCTATCAAATATCTGCTCTTCCCAAAACTCTAAGCTGCCGCCGCATCCCTCCCAGGGACACCGCGGTATATCCGCACCGCAGGCGGGAACTTCACCGTGCCTACGGTGCAGTTGCGCTGCTTTTAGCCTCGATTCCATCGACAATTTGCGCCAACGTGTGATCGTAAGGAGTCCGTTTAATTTCTGGGCCGTAGTAATAAGAATTCATAGCTTCTTCAAAGATAGGGAAGGAGCTAGGTATGCCAACGCCGTTGAGAGGATCAGACTTCAAATACTCGTTCGCGTCGTGAACAACTTCTGGGCGCGGTTGAGCCACATCTCTGACAAGTCTGAGTATTCGTTTCAAAACAAATTACGGTATACCTCAAGAATAGTTATTACTCCTTACTTTGAGTATACTCAGGCGTGGTTATGCGGGCAACGTACTATAAACAAAGAGGTAAAAATACTCTTGAAAAAATAGTGAAAATATGATATAATCTTGTTGTTGAACAAACTACAGGATATTATATTATATATTACTTAGTATTCTTCTTACGACTTACCGAACACATGTTTTCTTTTTTCACAGAAAAAAGCAATCAGTGTTCTCCTGCTTTAGCAGGAGGGAGGCTTTAGCCGACTTGGTTTTAAGGTTTTGGTTTTCAACTTAATTTTTGGTTTTGTCCTAACGATTATATAAATATCTGGCCAGGAGTCTGTTCTTCTTCAAGAACTAGCCCTTCGGGGTTATCGCTCTGCGAGGCTAAAAACATTCGCCATATTAATCTATATAACTAACAAATCTTATAAGTACTTATAAATACTCATTAAACCCCTCCTTGGCAAATCCCTTATATATATACTAGATAGGAAGCATGTCCTCTGAAGCAATCCCTAGACAATGCAGCGCCGATATTCTCCTCCATATACCTGTCGATAAGCCAACTCTCTTAAATCAATGCGGGACTTTCAGTATCGTGTATCCTCCTACGGTCAAGTTAGAAGAGGATCAAGGGCAGGATACGCAGGACGAGCTGGAGAACGAGTCGCGTTGAAATACTTACGAGTGAATGGTAGGATTACAGCGTGGCATTATTAAACGTCCGACGGAAATGAAAAATGGGAATTTTACGTGTGCGAGTTCTATTACGAGAGACGGCCCGGATTTTGGGGTGTGGGTTGATGACTTTTTTTCATTTTACCGTGGCGAAAATAGCCAAGCTCATAATGTTTAATCGTATGCTTGGACTCGCAAGCACCCGTATTCATTGGACTTGCTACCCACGCCACTTCTTTTGTGAGGGAATTGTGCGGGAATGACTAAAAAAAGTACTAAGACAGTTCATTATGGCAATCCAAATCCGATGCAATTACCACGAGGAGCGGATGGTAGATTTCAGCCAATCAAGCCTAGTCTAACGAAGAAACACACCTATTCCAATAAGAAGCGCCGCTCCGTTTCCATATCCTTGACAGC